TGAAGCAGACACTTTGGGCTGTAATGTGCTTTACCCTGCTTATCGCAGTTTCCCTGAAACCTTTGCAAACGATCCTAATCGACTTTATGTTCCCTGGAGCATAGATGATGCGTACCACAAACTGCAAAATCTACTCCGCGAACCGCACCACAACATGGGACTTATTAGCGATTGGAACAATGCCACTGTGGATCGCATTGTTGATATTATTACTGGTCAAGGTGAGCAGTGGAACAGAGCGGGTAATAGATATCGCGACCATGCTGCTCACGAAAAATATCAAGTTGTAAAGATCGAACAATGAGTGTAGTGGTTGTAACCGGAGCCGCTGGTTATATCGGAGGACAGTGTGCTCTGCAATTGCATGATTCAGGACATACTGTAATCGGTATTGATCGCAGACCCTTGCCTCGTCATTTGCAAGGGATCATGGACTTTGTGCAAGCCGACTTTGACAGCGACCAGTCGTTTGTAAAGATCATTGCAGCAAGGCCAGATGCTGTTATTCACTGTGCTGGGACTAGTCTAGTGGGTCCCAGCATTACCAAGCCAAGTGATTACTACAACAACAATGTAGTCAAAACTTTACACTTGTTGAACATATTGGTGTCAGCACTGCCTGAAACTAGATTTATTTTTAGCTCAAGTGCTGCTACCTATGGTGTTCCTGCGGCCAGCTTGCCTTGCCAAGAAACAGATGCACTAAAACCCATCAGTCCCTATGGCGAAAGCAAGCAAATGGTTGAGCAAATTCTTGCCTCTTACCGCCGTGCTTATGATCTTGACTACGTGGCATTCCGCTACTTCAATGCCTGTGGTGCTGATCCACGAGGACGTCATGGACAAGAGCCGGGTGCCACACACATCATTGCTAGAGTACTAGAAAGCATTAGAGACAATCAGGAATTCATTCTCAACGGCAACGATTACGATACACGCGACGGAACTTGTATTCGCGATTATGTTCATGTGGCCGACATTGCAAGGGCACACATTTTGGCTTTGTCAGACAACGTTCCTGCAGGTGTCTACAACCTTGGATCTAATACAGGAACCAGTAACCAAGAAATAATTACAGCAGCCCAGCGTATTACTGGACGTTCGTTAAAGATTGTACAAGGAAATCGCCGCGAAGGTGATCCCGGCGTGCTAGTAGCACAATCTAACAAATTCAACAGTCTAGTATCTTGGAGAAACTACGACCTGGATGATATGATTCAACATGCATGGCAGTGGTATGTTTGATAAAATTCTAAAATTTGAGCGTGAACTGGCAGAGTACACAGGTGCACCTTATGCAATCATGACCGATTGCTGCACACATGCCATAGAGCTGTGCTTGCGATACGATCGTGTCAAGGAGTTGATCATGACTCCGTGGACATATCTCAGTATTCCAATGACCATGCACAAGTTAGGTATTCGCTACTATTACCGAGAAGAAAAGTGGATCGGGGAATATAAGTTTCACGGCACTAGGATTTGGGACTCAGCACGTCGATGCCAGCAAGGCATGTATCGCGCAGGACAAATGCAGTGCTTGAGTTTTGGATATACCAAACCTCTGCACATTGGGCGCGGTGGCGCTATACTGTTAGATGACAGCAAAGCCTACAATGATATTATTCACATGCGCTACGACGGACGCAATCTCGGTATTAGTCCTTGGCAAGAGCAAAAAGTGTTCAAAGTGGGCTACCATTACAAGCCCACACCAGAAGAAGCTGAACTAGGATCTGCACTGCTCAAAGGACTTTGGGAAAATAATCCTGAACCAGTGGCAGTAACTTATCCAGACTTGCGTAAAATAACTATCGAAATTTAACACAGCGGTCTAAATACCACTGTAGGACATCCTCGTCCTTATAACTCGGAAAAAAATTGTTAGATACCACTAAACACCTTGTCGTTACTGTAGACGACGCACTTGCACTCTTGGAACACTATCCTGGCGAAGTTTTTTCTCCTGATAAATTTTCTGTGGTTGATCTTCGTCGCGATGAGCTAGAAAGTTACCAAGTTCCAACAACTGCTCATATTACGAAGATTTGCTTCTTGCATATTTGTTTTGGACAATTTCCTGATACCGACCTAAGCAAATTTGATTTAATTGTTGTAGTAGATGACGAACTAATAAAAGAAGATTCAAATTTGTATCTTGAACAGTTGGCTAACAAACTAAACAACAAACAAATCATTATAATAACCAGCGGCTATCGACAGTCGGTGTCTCTGGACCGCAATAGAGTTTATGTATATCCTTTTTTTCTTTTGAACATTGCCCGCTTTAATTGCTTCAAGGAAGTCAACTCACTGGCACACTATCAAAAGACTTTTGACGCTTTGCTGGGGATGTCAAAGCTACATCGACAATTTATTTTTGATAACTTAGTATCCTCTAGACTGACTGAGCAGTGCTACATTAACTTAACATCAAATCGATTTGTCGACGACTCTTTGTATACCATATACCGTAGCCCTGAACTTGCTGAATTAGAATCAGACGAGTACATGCAATTTCAAACGTCAGATGTGTTTGACAGCTATGCGCACCGTCCAGGCGAGCCCCGAACTTCGCAATACATTCCGTGGAACATATACAAAAATAGTCTCTATAGTATAGTGGCTGAATCTAACTATAGCGAGCATTATTTTTACAGCGAAAAAACCGCAAAATGTTTGTTTGCTAGAAGGTTGTTTGTGTTTTTTGGAGCACCCGGGCAACTTAGAGATCTAAGGAAATTAGGATTCATGACGTTTGATTCAGTCATTGACGAAAGCTACGATAGCATTGACAACAACGTAGAAAGATTCAAACAAGCGTTTCAACAGGTGTTGGCCCTGAGCCGGACGGACCACACAAAAGTATATCAAATGTGTGAGAAAATTTGGACTCACAATCAACAACACCTAAGTAACCGAGACTTCTTTCTAAATCCACTAAGGAATTGGTTAAAGAATCATGTGCCCGAACTGGTGTGACAAACATTGACAATCACACAATTAACCCAATATAATACACTGTAACTACGATGGAACATATGAAAAATACTCAAGAAAAAAACTTAGCGCAAGCTATTCGCGAAAAAATGATCCTAGACGGAAAACGTTTTTGGGCTGGTGACAACATCAGCGAATACGTTACTCCAGAAGTTAAACACAAGCTAATCGACGAAGCCACTGAAGCTTTTGAGATGGTTTTAGATCGACTGCTGATTGATCGAGAAAACGATCCCAACAGTCACGGTACAGCACGCCGGTTGGCCAAAATGTACTTTAATGAAATAATGAGTGGTAGATATGACCCAGCACCAGACGCAACAGCATTTCCCAACGACTCGCAGGACCGTTACGAAGGTATGCTTGTGGTTCGCAGCGAGCTTCGTAGCATGTGTAGCCATCATCATCAACCCGTGGCTGGCGTTGCTTATATTGGCATTATTGCTGCCGAGAAACTTATCGGACTCAGCAAGTACACACGCATTGCACAGTGGTGTGCCCGACGTGGTACTCTCCAGGAGGAGCTTGCTAATGATATTGCCCGAGAAATCATGAAGGCAACTGGAGCCAAAGACGTAGGTGTTTACATCCAGGCCACACACGGTTGCTGTGAAAATCGTGGCATTATGGCACATAGCTCGTTGACACAAACCACTGTGCTCAAAGGTGCATTCAAGAATGATGCAGCTACAAAGAAAGAGTTCTTTGACAACATCAAACTGCAACAAGAATTTGCACCACGATAAGTATTAGGCTATAGAGGACTTTAGGCATTCATCCCTCTTTAAATATTCTGCATGTCATCAAACTTGCTACTTTTTAAAGGAGACTAGAGATGGCAAATCTACCAATCACTTACAAGTGGACCAGCACCAAAGAATACGTTGACGCTTTTCCTTGTGCATACCGTCAGTGGCGTGCTGACAGTCACTGTAACTTAATCCACGGTTACAGCTTTTCAATGAAGTTCTATTTTGGTACCAACGACTTAGACGTCCGAAACTGGGCAGCTGACTACGGTGGCCTCAAAGAACTTAAAAAGATCCTTGAAGATCAATTCGACCATACACTAATTGTAGCACAAGATGATCCAGAACTGGAAACATTCAAGATGCTACAAGAAAAGAAAATGGCCAAGATCGTAGTCCTACCTCGACTAGGCTGCGAAGGACTTGCTGATCAACTCTACAAGTTTGTCAATGGTGTTTATATTCCTGAAATGTGGGGACCTGCAGAAGCTGAACGTCTATGGTGCTATCGTGTAGAAGTTCGAGAAACACAGGCCAACATGGCGTTCCGTGAAGGACACCGTGAGTGGAACGAGGATTTATTTGCATGACACATTCTAAATTCAACATTTCTATTTTGTTGGCAACCCGGGGCAGAACAGATGCTCTGGGTCGCAGTGTACGCAGTTTGATAGAGCTTGCAGACGATCCAGCAGGTATACAGATCATGTTTGCATTTGACAACGATGACACTGCTGGATTGACTTACTTTGCCAACGAACTTCAGCCTTGGTTAGATCAGCAAGGTGCAAAATATGCCATGTATCAATTCAAACGCATGGGTTATGTTAATTTGCACAAATACAGTAACTACCTAGCTAATCGCAGCGATGCAGATTGGCTGATTATCTACAACGATGATACTGTAATGCAGACCAAAGGTTGGGATACTGTTATCAAAAGCTACACAGGCCAGTTCAAACTGTTGAGCTTCAAAACCCACAACATGCATCCCTACAGCATCTTTCCCATCATTCCACGCAAGTGGCATGAGTTATTGGGTTATCTAAGTCCACACCCCACACAGGATGGATGGACAAGCCAGCAAGCATACATGCTGGATATCTATGAACGCATCGATGTTGAAGTGCTGCATGATCGTCATGACTTAACTGGTAACAACAAAGACGACACATTTGAAAATCGTCCCATGCTGGAAGGAAAACCACAAGATCCTCGTGATTTCCACAGCAAGCAGATGATCGAATTGCGACATCAGGATTGCTTTAAACTCGCAGGATACATGAAGAGTCAAGGAATCAGCATTGAATTCTTTGAAAACATTTTCAAGGGAACGCAAGATCCTTGGGAAAAATTAGCCAAGAACGACATCAACAAACAAATGATGCAGTTCTCCAATCCTCATGGAAGAAGCAAATTGTGATCTACAACTATAACTATGAATATTTTAAAAATGCAGACGGCATAGCCAGCTGGAATGGAAAAAGTTTAAAGTTTGGAGATACCACTGCTGCATTGTGTTATGCTCACGGAATTACCTGGGAAGATCTAAAGTTGGGATTTCCAGATGTATTTTCAACAGACCACGATGGCCGCAGCGAAAGATATCCAGGCAAACTAGAACAACAACTCGAGTTTATCAAAACCAATGCAAAACGAAACCCCGGACGCATACTAGAAATCGGTGGCGGTCGTGGAGAAGTAGCACAGGTAGCAAAATATTTTGGTCACGATATAGTCAGTCTCGAGCCATCCACCGATGCCGACAAATGGTATAAAGAAACTGCTACACACTTTTTTGGTAACGAGTTTGACGCCGTTATGCCTGATGCAAGGCCTTTGCTGGAAGCAACACCGGACTTAGACCTAAGTTCGTTTGATACCATACTCATGGTGGAAAGCCTGGAGCATATTCCCCAAGAACAGTTTGAACCATTTTGGCAAAAAGTTGTCGAAACTTTTCAAGGAAGATTCATTGTGGTAAATTGGGTAAGCTATCATCCTATTGCAGTAGGACAATATGCTGGGCCCGAACAACATTGTAGATTGGTCAATGACGAATTGTATGACACTTGGTCTGCGCAGGCCAAAAGTTGTTTCTGGAGGAATGGTAGTCATCTAGTTTTAGATTTTTAAATGTCTAGATTGTTTACTTTTGGATGCAGCTTTACAAACTATCGTTGGAGCACCTGGGCCGATTGCCTTGCACCAGAATTTGATTACTTTGAAAATTGGGGTCAAAGCGGTGCAGGCAACGAGTACATATTCAACAGTGTGATGGAGGCTGATCAGCGCAGCAAGTTTGACAAAAACGACACTGTAATTGTGTGCTGGACCACTGTAACTAGAGAAGACAGATATATCGACGGACGCTGGCATACATTGGGCAACATGTATACCTGCCCGATTTACAACAAAGACTACTTGGTCAATCATGTTGATGCCCGAGGGCTTTTGATAAAAACGCTGGCATACATTAAAGCAGTAAAAACATTGTTAGAGCATCGGCAAGTCAGCTGGAAATTTTTATCTATAGATACTTTGGATTCTCTAAATACCTATCAAGACGTTGTTGATTCAATTTTGCCCAGCTATAGATCTACTGTATTTGTAAATGGTTTACCTGATCACAACGGAGATCCGCACCCCAGTCCCTTGGAGCATTTGGAGTATTTAGATACAGTATTGCCGGGCTGGGTGACAAAGTCTGAGACTCGTGTTAAAATGCATGAAGAAAGTATCAACCTGGTCAAGAGCCCGTTCAAGTCCGGTATGAGTCGAGTAACAAGATTATGAATGCAAGAGACAAAGAAATTTTAGATATTACACAAGAAGAATGTGCCGAAGTAATTGTTGCTATCAGCAAGATCAGTAGATTTGGGCTGGACAATTTTAAACCAGGCAAACCCAAGACCAACAGACAACATCTAGCCGAAGAACTAGGCGACTTACAAGCCATGATTGACTTGTGTGTTGTTACAGGTCTAGTAGACAAACAAGAAGTTGATACAGCAACCGAAAACAAAATTGCCAAATTAAAGCAGTGGTCAAACATTTTTAAGGATGAACATGAAATTCAAAGTCAGTGAACTATTTTATTCAGCACAGGGCGAAGGACGCTATGTTGGCGTGCCTAGTATTTTTCTTCGCATGTTTGGTTGTAACTTTACGTGTTCGGGCTTTGGATGCAAGCCTGGCACCAAAAGCACAGAAGCCGATGAAGTTGCAAAAAATGTACACCTGTATCGAACATTTGAGGAATTGCCGTTGGTTGATACAGGATGTGACAGTTATGCCAGTTGGCATCCTGCATTCAAGCATCTCAGTCCAACTTATACTGCCGAAGAACTAGTAGACAAAATGGCAGCATTGCTGCCCAACGGCAATTGGCAACAGCCCAATGGCAATCCTGTACATCTTGTGATCACCGGTGGCGAGCCACTGTTGGGATGGCAACGAGCTTATCCAGAACTGCTGGATTTACTGGCCGAACGAGGATTGCGACACATTACATTTGAAACCAACGGTACTCAAGAGCTCAGTAGAGAATTTAGACAATATCTTAACAACTGGTTTGGGGAGATTACATTCAGTGTGAGTCCCAAGCTCAGTGTTTCAGGAGAAAAGTGGGAAGATGCAATCAAGCCAGCCATTGTTTGGGATTACGAAACATACGGTGTCACTTATTTGAAGTTTGTGGTTGAAAAAATTGAAGATTTTGACGAGCTAGACCGGGCTGTTGATGAATATCGGTTGAGTGGTTTTTCAGGACCTGTGTTTGTCATGCCTGTGGGCGGCGTAGTACGTGTGTACGACAACAATCGACTCAACGTTGCTGACGAAGCACTCAAGCGTGGATATTGGTACAGTCCTCGTTTGCATGTTGATCTCTGGGGCAACGGCTGGGGCAAGTAATGCATTGGTTCATCGACGACGGTATCAATCTGCCGATGATCAACGACCGTATAAGGAACCAATACTATAATACATTGTTAAAAGATGTTGTTGCAGGTCAGGATTGTATAGACATCGGATTTGGCACAGGCTTGCTCAGTATTATTGCAGTAACACACGGCGCAAACAAAATTACTGCATACGAGAAAAATTTTGAACGTTACTGTCTAGGGAAAGAAATTATAAAAAAATCAGGATTAGAGCACAAGATTCAATTGCTCAATGAGCAGTATCATGCTGGTCTCACTGATTCTAGTCGTGTAAAGTTTTGCGAAATTGTCAGCGAAAACCTATGGAGTGAAGGGCTTTGGAATTGCTTGCCTCGTGATCCAGATAAAAACTTTTATCCAGGATGCTATTTTTTAGAAATAGTAGATATCCCACTACACGAAGATTACATGATTGCTTGGGGGCAACGATTCAGCCCCGGTATTGATCTTCCCAGCAGCTATCTATCAACAATTCAATCATTGATCGACAGTAGTATAAAAAGAACAGATCTCACAACACACATTGAACGTAGAAAAGAATACCGGGAGATTTATCAAAAATTGTTGTTAGAGGACAATGTTTGTAAAATCAACTCCGGGGGATACGTGGTTGATGTTGGCCAGGGCATTATCAATTATACAAAGGCAGGTAAAGTTGTATCTACAACCCCTATTAATTTCAATGCCGGGGCACTTGATGTTGAGCTTGAATTAGATCCTGCGGTACCTCATGCATTGATACCAAGAGTTGGCATGATATCCAACGGTCACAAATTATATTTAGACCAAGCCAATTGTTGGGGCGTGGTGCCAGGCAGTAAACTTATAGAAAAAAACAACAAACGCATTGTAGTTGGACATCACCTACACAATGGTGCGATTGGTATTTTTGGAGAGAACAAACATGGAAATTTTTAACACAGTAAAAAATTGGTTTGGCAAAAAAGCGCAAGTCAATCCTCCTCCCACACAACAAAGACCTGAGCCGCCACCTATGCCACCAAAAAAGAAAGAATCTGTTAAAACAGAAAAAGAACTGGCCACTGAACGCGGAGAACCTTGGGTACAGGTACTGAGAATTGACGTGGACCCTGTTAACTTACATCAAGGTGCTTTTGAACTTGATTGGAATGATATTTTTGTTGCTAGGCTAGTCAAGGCCGGTTATATGATGAAGCCCAACGATACTGATGCTGAAATTGTAGATCGCTGGTTTCAAAATATCTGTCGTCATGTTGTAATGGAAACTTGGGAACAGGAACAGGCCATCAAACAATCCGGCATTTATGTCCAGAGTCGAGACATTGGTGGCGGACGAAGTGAAGTGTCATGAGCCCCGAGCAAGCACAACAGTTTCTTAAAAAAATGGGCTGGCTCAAACCCAGGCGTGTTATAGTCGGCGGTGAACGAGAAAAATTAATGACCATGCTGAGACTTATACCCAGTCAGTCCAGTAACAATCAACGTTTTTGGTCTGAAACATGGCAAGTAGGCAATAAAACTTATGTTCATACCACTGGCGAGGGAGTAGACGAGTTAGAGGAGATTACCGAAGATGATATTTAATCACATTAAACAACTCAAAAAAGAAGGTAAACGAATTGGTATCACTTTCTCAACATTTGACATGTTGCATGCTGGACACATTGCTATGTTGAGCGAGGCAAAAAATCATTGCGATTATCTTATTTGTGGGTTACAAACAGACCCTACAATCGACAGACCAGATACCAAAAACAAACCTGTACAAAGTATTGTTGAGCGACAAATACAGCTGGCCGCATGCCGGTATGTTGACGAAGTTGTTGTTTACCAGACAGAACAAGATCTTGTTGACTTACTTTTGATTTTGCCAGTTGACGTTCGTATCCTAGGAGTAGAATACGAAGGCAAAGATTTTACTGGCCAGGAAGAATGTTATATGAGAAACATTGAACTTGTATTCAACAGTAGAGATCATAGTTTCTCCAGTTCAAGTCTTCGCAAACGTGTAGTAGCAGCCGAAACATACAAGGTGCTAAAAAATGGAACCAATTAAACCACTCAAGACATTCAAAGTCTATGCAGTGATCAAACAATCTGGATTGTCAATGAGCTATGTGTATGGCTCGGCTAGCAATGTTACGTTTGGTCCAGGTTTCTACGGCACTAGAGAAGAAGCCGAACACACCAGAACATTGGAACTACTCAAAGAAACCACTGGTTCAAAATACCATGTGTTTGAATTAGAAGTTCCTAACCCCGCGTACCAAGAATGATTTTGTATGTAAATGGCGACAGCCATGCTGCGGCAGCAGAATGTGTAAATCCACATGCCTGGGCCATTGATGATGGATTCTTTTGGGGTCTGGGCAAACAGCCGCACCCCGATAATGAACGAGCAAGTTTTGGCTGCGAGCTTGCAAACTGGCTACGTGCTATTCTTTATCTCGATGCTCAAGCTGGTTGCTCAAATGCTCGTATCATGCGTACCACACGCCAGTGGATACAAGACAATCCCGACGCTGTCAAAGACTGTTTTATGGTCATACAGTGGACCACTTGGGAACGCGAAGAATGGTGGCACAACGGGGAAGACTATCAAGTCAACGCCAGCGGCGTTGATACTGTGCCCGAAGAACTACAAGAACGTTATCGGCAGTTTGTTGTCAACATAGATTGGGCTCGAAGCAGACAACAAGCACACGAAGACATTTGGGCATTTCATCAAGAACTTGATCAGCAAGGAATCCGACACTTGATGTTCAACGGCAACAGCCATTTTGAAGGCATGCCCAAACAATACAACTGGGGCACAAGTTATATCGGACCTTACGATAGTACAAAAACGTACGACTTTGTATTAAAAAATTCTGGGTTTAAAACTGTAAACCCACAAAGTTGGCATTTTGGTCCAGATGCCCATTGCTTTTGGGCGGAACATCTGTTACAATACATCAAGACTAACCAACTGCTGAACCCAGATGAAATACCTACTTATTGACACTTCTAACCTGTTTTTCCGTGCCCGACATTCGGCACACAGACAGAGTGATACATGGACCAAGCTAGGGTTTGCTCTGCAGGTTACTTTAATGAGTGCAAACAAAGTAGCTCGTAAGTTTGGTGCAGACCATGTGGTGTTTGCATTAGAAGGCCGAAGCTGGCGCAAAGATGCATACAAGCCTTACAAAGCCAACCGTGCAGAAGCACGTCAAGCACTCAACGAAACTGAAGCAGAAGAAGACAAACTGTTCTGGGAAACCTATGACGAGTTGACTAAATACTTGTCTACTAAAACAAATTGTAGTGTTATCCGTTGCCCCACTGCTGAAGCAGATGATGTAATTGCTCGTTGGATTGCACTACACCCCCAAGATGAACATACTATTGTGAGCAGTGACTCAGACTTTGTGCAGTTGGTTGCACCCAACGTGCAACTCTACAACGGCATCGATGATCATTTGTTCACTGTCGACGGTGCGTTTGACGACAAAGGCAGAAAATTGGCATTTGAAATCAAGAGCGATAGCAAGATTCGAGTTGGCAAAGCCGACCCTAATTTTGTTGTGCCTGAAAATTATCAGAAGTGGATTTTGTTCATGAAATGCATGCGAGGCGACCCAGGCGACAACGTCTTCTCTGCGTACCCGGGTGTTCGAGTCAATGGCACCAAGAACAAAATTGGACTCACTGAAGCGTTTGCAGATCGCGACAAAAAAGGTTACAACTGGAACAACATGATGTTGCAACGTTGGACCGATCACAACAACGTAGAACATAGAGTACTCGACGATTACGAACGCAACGTTTCTCTGATCGATCTTACTGCCCAACCTACAGAAATCAAAGATGCGGTTGATCTTGCAATCATTGAACAAGTGAGTCACAAAGACGTTGGCATGGTAGGGGCACACTTTATGAAGTTCTGCGGCAAGTACGAACTAAACAAGCTCGGCGAGTTTGCAGAACCAATTAGCCGATGGCTAAACGAAACGTACAAAGGAGTACTAAATGACATTAATAGCTAAACCAGTAATAGCTAACCAATATTGGATCCTTAAACAAGACGATCAAAAAATTGGCAACATTGAAGCAGCCGGCGATGGCTATCGTGTTACCATGCTGAACAAAACAGCAAAGTATGATACCATACCTATGCTGAGTCGTCGTGAAAACATCAGCTTTGAAAAGCCTGTAAAAGCAAAGAAGCCTGACAGTAACACAGTACATGGCTACGAGGTCAGCGGCAAAGTTTACAATCCTATCTGGGATGTGAAACACAAACTGCCGTTGTTTACCAAGGATAACAAAAGCAAGTCGTGGTACGCAGCCGGTTGGTACCAAGTCAAACAACACCGTAACTGGAAGCTGGTACAGAATCCAAAATTAATTACGCTACAGCGTTATCCTTACCAAGGACCATTTCACACCAAAGAGGAAGCCAATGACAAATCCGTTTCGTGATCAAGAAAAATTTATGCGAGCCTGCGATCAGACCGTGGGCGAGTACAACGAAAAACAATACAAACTTTACCTTGATCTAATGGATGAGGAGTGGAAGGAATTAAAAGCCGCGTTGGTCATGGGCGACCGTGTTGAGCAGTTAGATGCTCTGCTAGATTTTATTGTTGTCACAACTGGTGCTATTCACTCGGCTGGCATGGACGGTGAAGGTGGGTGGAAGGAAGTCATGAGCACAAACTTTGCTAAAATCGACAAAGAAACCGGCAAGGTTCGCAAACGTGAAGATGGAAAAGTTCTCAAACCTGTGGGCTGGACCCCTCCTAATCTTGAACCATTTGTGAAAAAACTATGAGCTTGCATATCAATCGATTCATTGACCTGATCAAAGCTGCCGAAAGTCGCGGACAGCGCGACATCACCATGCCCGTGCGTGATGCCAAAGACCTACACGGAGATATTACAAAACTGCTGTTGGCTCTGCAAGGCATGCGTGAGCAACAGGAAAAAACAGCCCAGGTAGTTGAAATAACCATGGACGGCGGAAGCTTTAAAAGCCCTAGTTAATGAGCTAAATAAACTAGGAGATAACAATGAGTAGACCCAAGCCGCAGGTACTGATTGAAAGTACCAATAAACAAACTTACAAAACTGAGCAGGTGTTGGCCAGCGAAGGTGTATGGGCTGTATTCTACGACAACAAGCCTATTAACTTAAAAACGTCAAATCTATTGACGCAGTATCCAGGACCTAAATACAAAAAGGTGTCTTTTTCGAATCCAGGGCATGCCAAGAACTTGGCCAAGAAACTAAACACACAGTTCAAAACTGAAAAATTTACTGTGGTATTGCTAACACAAGGGGCGCAAGTGTACCCCAATGTCTCGAGCTAAATTCACCCAAGCAATGTGGCAGCAACTGCCACTTGCTGTTCAAGAATCCATTACACTAGAAAAAGCACTGATTGAATGGTGGCACGATGCTCGGCCAGACTCTAATTGGCGTCTGAGCTGGGCTGGTTTTGTTGACCTAGTAGATACATTAGATCTTGAAACTTGGGAATTTGACTTTGAAAAAAGTGATATTTCGCCCTATATGTTGTTGAAGTTAGCTCGCAACATGACCACTCCATACTACATTGTAGACAACCGCAAACATACAAAAATCTGGGTGCTAGACAGCAAGGTTGCTGTAATGATCAATTTATATGGCAAAGTTGAAAATTGGATCAAATCGTTGCAATAGGTCAGCGATCAAACTTGACTTGTTTCCAGTCCTTTTTTAAATTACTAAAAACAATAGGCTTGTATTCGTATTTTTCCGGACAAAATTTACACTGAGGTATTTCTTGGTCTATGTTGTTAAAGAATTCCACGCCTCTCTCGTCAAATTCGTCAACTGACAATGGACGATACGAATACAGTAACTTTCTATCCTCTTCGGAGATATCCAATGGATATTGCTGGTCAAACTCGGGCATGAGACCAGCTGGTCCGCATTTGTAAATCTTGCCGCGGATCATGTGGTAATTTTTGAACTGTCTAAACGTACAAGTTTCATGAGCAATAGTTGGATTGCTGTTGTACAAAGTAAATGTACCGTCAGGGCGCTGAATAAGATTGCTTTGCACAAACTTATCTGTTAGCCAGGCATGGACCTTGGTAGTAGTTGTGCGATTTGCAAATTGAAAATCACTGCCCACAGGATGATTGCTGTCTTGTGTTTCTTCTACATCGTATTTTAGAAATTCACGGATACGATTAAACAGTTCTTCTTTGTCGTCGGCACTGTGTATGCTGATGCCAATCCAGTTACCTTCTCGAGGATCCAATGCTTCAAACAAACCTTTGACATGGTTGATTCGAGTGCCGTTGCTTTGAACTTGTACTCCCGAGTGCTCAGGCCACAACCTTCTAAGACCCCCGATCCATTTTACAATGTCCGGGTTCAACAGCGGTTCGCCTCCTAAAATCACAGGGTGACGAATTTCGATATACTTAGACCACTTGGTTAAAATTGGCTCGGCTTCTTCCCAACTTTCCCAGCCTGAAAATTTATAGTTGTTGTACCTATTGCAACCTCCGCAGGTTAAATTACAAACATTGGTAATGTAAAACTCAAGGCGATCTAAAAAAATTCTTTGAAACATAGACTATTTAATGTTTTGAGCAGTTGACCAAAAAATCAATGTCATGTATACTGTAAGTACCATCCCGGTTAACCCAAGAGAAAGGAGCTCAAAATGCCCCGGATTACTAAACCCACTGGTTATCGTGTTTCTCTAACTGAATATGAACGTGGATGGGGTCAAAAACCCTGGGACGATGTTTATTTCAATAATGAAACTGAAGCTCGTGAATATGCCGATGCATATAATCGAGAACATAATAATAAAGATTATGTCCCAGATTGGTATGTAATTGCCCGTTACGAGGGCGCTGTTAGGTAAATCAAAAGTAGTACTAGAGTGTTACAAACTTTAGTACTACTTTTTCCGATTTGACCAATAAATGCTGTCGTGCTATAATAATAACATGATGATGCAAAAAGCCACTCGTAAAAAGCGTTCGGATCGTACTCATGTAATTTACATGATTGAGTCTGGTGCTGACTTCTATATTGGCGTCACAGCAAAGACCGAAAGCACTGTTAAGAAGAGCGTGATGACTCGTTGCCGCAAGCACTTGTATCGTAGCCGCAGTGAAGACAAGAGCTGGGCACTGTACGAAGCTCTGCGTGAGCGTGGTGTGTCTGCTTTCACTGTGCGAGTGGTTGCTGTAGTGCGTGGCAAGACTGCTGCCCACGCTATGGAACGTGCCCTGATTCGCGAAATGAAACCCAATCTCAACACTGATGTACGAGGTATTGTATGAGCCTGCCAAAAACTGTTACCATGACCCGCGACGGCGGATATTTTTATCGTGCCCAAGCATTTAATGTTTCCGTGACCTACGGAGTATTGTTACTGCCAATTTTGATTGTATTGATTTTGGCAGTAATCAATCCCTTTTGGTTCCGGGATACATTTTTCAATTGGGTTGAGCGTACAGTAAATCGCTTGACTATTTGGCGGAACCGCATAACTTATCGCATCTACCTGGGCACTGATCCCGCTGTGTGGCATGCACTCAAGGGCGACTGATGTAATACTCAAGTGTTACATTTTTGGTTGCCCAAAAATTCCCAATTTGCTATAATAAGAGCATAGTAAGAAACAAGGAGCCCAAAATGGCACGTGAAACTGCAATGCAAAGAAACGCTAGACTTGAGCGAGAGCGTCTAGCTCGTGAAGAAGCAGAACGCAAAACGTATCCTGCTCGGTTGATGCTGGCCCTGGATCGTGCTACAACTAGTTTCAATTATGAACTAACTGTCCAGGATCAAGAGTTTGTCTTGCGCGACCGTGATGCTGACCGGTATTCCAAGGATACGTTCTACCTGTCTTACGCCTACGATTCTGATTCCTATCAGGCATTGGAAAGCCTTGAATACGACCTGAACGAAAAGGCCGCAGAACGTGCCGAACGCGAACGCCGTGTTGCAGTTAAAAAGGAAGCAGAACGCAAGGTTCGTGAACTGCTGAGCGACGAAGAACGTGAACTTCTGGGGCTGTAAAATGACCAACCGAATGATTGAACTGTATAAAGAGGCCTGTGAATTTGCCTACCGTGTGTGCAAGGAAGAAGGACGTACCGGTGGTCCCAG